TAAAGAGAATGTACATCATCTAGCTAAAGGCCCTAATCGTAAATAATAAAAAACCCCCAATCAAGGGGGTTCTCAGATTTAACTCTTAAGCTTCAGCCGCTAACTTAGCGAAATAACTCATAGTGTCATCATTATCCGAATCAGCTCTGGCTACTGGATCAGCAGCGGTTGCGACAGGATCTTTAACATCGTTTGGTGAATCATTGAATGGAGATTCATTTTTGATATCTTCATCAACATAATCAATTTCCGTACGATTAGTTTTAACTTCCTCACCTAACACACGAGTTAGCTTAAGATTAAGCTCACTGTAAGATTTAAATGATGTAGGATCAGTAAACTCACTTAATGCATACTGCTTGTTATAGATGCCTTCTAGTACAGAATCATCTGCATTCAAAGCTTCAGCATTAGCAAACTCAGATCGGTCGTAGTTTCTGTAACCAGCTACGTTCGCAATCTTCATTTTAAAGTTAGCACCTTTCCATAGATCAAATGGATTGACTGGTGTTTCATCTTGAAACTTAGGTTGCATGCTATCCATGATCTTCTCAAAGATTTTAGCACCGTATCCATATAGAAATACTTTACCTTCGTTTTCAGGATTCTCAGGATCCGCAACGACATAGATGTTTGACACATAGTGAAGCCTACGCTTACGTTTACGTGCTAAATCTTTGTCGGCTTCAATGCCTGTATTCCAAAGTTTAGAATTCATCTCCGACACAGGATCGTCCTTCTGAATAGTAGTTAGTGATTTCTCAACATACCATTGTCCAGTTGGTCCTTGGAAGAAGTGGTCCCAGTACTTTGCCCAAGGCAAGTCATCACCTTCGACAGTTGGTAGGAATCTAATAACGGCATAACCGTTACCTGCTTTATCTACCGTGGGTTTCCACATACGATCGTCGCCGTATGATTTCTTTTCGGTGCTTCCGGCCGCACCAACTAATGAACTCATGTCATTAGCTTTAGCCTTTAAGTCTGCAAAACTCATTTTATTTCTCCTTTAAAGATTTATATTAATTTATATTGCTTTGTATCAGTATATATTATATCATATTTTTGATAAAAGTACATACTTTATTTGAAAATATCTACAATAATCTTTCTCATTTTAATGTCGTCAAACTTTAAAAAGGATTGATAATTAGTTATCTTCTTATATAAGTCAGGCCATAGAATTGTTTCTGTGATCTGCTTATTCGCTCTATCAATAAAGCCCGTGAGCCTATTGATAATACACACAGTCTCTAATGAAACCGTGCCTTCGAGATGAAGCTGGATAATTCTTGGATATGTTTCTTCTATTTCCAAGAGTGAATCAAACTTTACATCTGAAATCTGTTCTAATTCGTTCTTAAATACATACGATATACTATCTATAACTTTTAAAAACTTGGTATAAGACTCTTCGTCTCTGATCATATCACCACTATACTTATTACCTGCTACTTGATGCGCAGCAAAATATAATATAATATCATCTTTACTCTTAAATCTCTTACCAATCTTTGTTAATGCAAATTTATCTGGTCTTTTCCAATACGTCTTTTCAGTTACATTAGTTTTAAAATTATACTTAAAGCAATCGTAAGATCCATTGAAGTGGAGGTTAATTGCATTATGTAATGTGAAGGCCTCATATCCTGTCATTCTCATATAGGCAACACATAAGTTGGGTTACCCCCTTGTAATAAGTTAAGTTCCTTTGCTTCGAACTCAACATGTTCTATAATCTCCTTAGAGATAAGTTTCTTACTGTCTCTAAGATCGATCTCGTTGTCCTCACATACCTGTATAATAGCATCTATATAATTGGTATCTCTATGAGTACGAACAAATGTTTCAACTAAATTTGAGAAGGCTTTCTTATTGATATCCTCCATTACTTTTGCATCCCATCGCTGTCATACGCTGGGACAAGTGTAGACCAATAGACTGGCTTCTCTTCATTCTCACCATAGAAATCAAGTGACCATACACCTTCTCTCAAATATGTTTGACAATGGTTTCGGTATACTCTTGCTGATTCATATTTAGCAATAGCACCTCTTTCATTTGTTTGGATTCCACGTCTTAATGCCGCCATTTTTTCTGTAGTTGCTTTGATATATCTTTTGACGTTGACCATCGATAAGCCATGGTCATCATCTAACGCAACAACATTAGCTGCAATAGTTTTGTATGAAGCAGGTTTTTTCGCAGCTCTTGCCTTAGCTAAATTAGCTGCCGCGGCTGTTCTTTGTGCTTCTGTCATCTTACGTTTTGCCATAATATAAATCCTATTTTGTGTGTGTTAAGTATATTATAACATAGATTTACAATTTGTACATACTAACCTTTATATATTTTGTAAATATGATCTTCAAATGCTTCTACCTTCTCAACACGATTAGGCCACTTAATCATTTCTTTTTCTGGATTAGCCTTAAGGTTATTGAGTAGAGGTGTAATAGCATTGTATAGATCATCTAATCTGTCTTGTGTAGTTTCTGCTGCTGCCGCTGATGTTGTTGCTGCTTGTGCAACGTCTAACTCTTTCTCATCAACGAGAGTGAAACCAAAATCGAATACGTCTGCCATCTGATTATCCTTTAAGTAATTTGATACCTTTAGTCCAGTTCGCTGCTGCATCTTCAACATAGCCTAGAGCTTTGTATGGAAAATCTTCTTGCATTATTCTGTTACCTATAGGATCTTTATACGTGATTGAAAAAAACGAATGTTCACCATCCATTCCTGTTACTACTTGATAAATTTTTGCAACACTACCATCATCTTTATAGTGCTCGCTCATTAATTTTGTATTATTATAGCTCATATGATCTCCAATAATTTAAGATGGGGGAGTAATAATAACTCCCCCGAGTACTTAGTTACCTAAGTTTTTTTAAAACGATAGACTTGCCTTCAGTGAAGTTGTAGCGTCTGCGCTATCAACCTGTGACCAAGAAGCTGTCCATATACCACGAGTTAACTCTACAGTTTTCGTGACAACAGGAGTCGCTGCGTCTGTCTTATTGTAAGTACCTTTAAGAGTACCTAACGTACCGATAACACGAGAGACTGATACTTCGTTGTCATTCGTTGCTCCAGCATTTCTATCATTAACAACTGTTAAGCCTAGGCCTGCAACAGTAGTAGATACCGTCGTTTCAGCATTATGTCCTGCTGCAACTTTGCTATGTACAACTTTAGCGGTTACACCACCCGTTGTAATAGAACCAGTAGTTTCTCTAGTAGAATTTGCAACGTCAGTTACCGCTACAGCAATACCACCGATCGTACCACTTGCGTCAATAGTAGTGCTACCACCACTCACTTGACTTAGTCCGACTGTATAAGCACCAAAAGTGGTTGTTACACCAATCGTAGTGGAATCAGGATCATCGCCAGATGAATCACCGATTTTAAGAGTAAATGCACCAGCTGTGCTCTCTACCCACATGTCATCTACACTGAAATCTTTATCAAGAACAACGGTTACGCTAGACGCACCTGCCGTTCCCTTCATTGTAGTATGAATGTCTTGAGTGTACGTTCCGTGACTATCTAACGTACCTTCGTATAAACCCGAAAGACTAATACCAGCAAACGTAGTTGCAGATAGAGCCATTGCCGCCGTCGCGACTAGTAGTTTTTTAAACATATACTTTCCTTTTTATTTAAACAAAAAAATCCTTTTTATAGTAGGGATGGCTACTAGGAGTTATTTATATACTTTCTATATAACAACTCCTCTTTTTCGTAAGCTTCATTTTCATCAAGCTCACGATGTTCGTGTAGTTGGAGAACATGTACCATCTCGTGGCACACAGTTAAGATAGTTTCTTTGAAACCGAGACCTGTATCTATTTCAATATCGTACTCATCATCTTCAGCAGAATCAGTGGTCCAACCTTTAACATTATCTTCTGATATATCTTCAACCTCAACAGACACTAAAACTTCTTGGGGTATCTCCAATTCCTTTTTACAAAAATCAACTATATCTTCCAGTAACGCCATGGTCACCTCCATTATTTTCTACTCATACCACACGGTTCATCAATTCTATTTTCCAATTCATTAATAATTTTCTTAGCTTCTTCTGCGGATTTAGAAATGTCGTAGCGTTGGTACCATTGTCCCATCATACCTATATGATGTAACTTGTCCCGAACTGATTCAATCAACTCTAGATCTGTCATCAGGTTTACCTGTGTGATATAGAGTTATTTATATCATTTTAATCTTCAACCGGTGGGCTTAAACATTCGCCATTAGCAAATGAATCGCCATATCCGCTTAGGTATTCTTCATGCCATTTCTCAACGACAATGTCACCTTTGCAAGATTCGGGTAATACTTGAGGATTTTCACACTCACGATTAGCTACCCAACCAGCAACATAGAACCTAGATTTACCACGTAAGTGATTAGTCTCTTCAGTTTTATTTGTTACTAAAGCCATTATGCTTCTCCTGTAATAATTTCATAAACATCTTTCCATTTCCTTGCACGTTCGCATTCGTACGTACAAGTTCTGTTCCAAGTGTGGTCTATAAGAATTCCTCTAAGACCAACATCGTTGCCCATCTTAATGTTAGCAGCTTTGTCTTCAACCCAGAAACATTCAGTACCTTCCCACTTTTTAAGAGCTTCGTCTTTGTCTTGACCAGTGTTTAGTATAGTAAAGCCATCAAAGACTTCACCAAATACATTGCGCAAGTTCTCTTTACGATACTCTTGTGCAAGTCGACAGTTAGTCTGAGAAGTAATCACATGGAATATATATCCATGCTCCTCATGTAACTTACGAACATACTTAATAGCATCGCGCATAGGCGATAAAGTTTTCATATACTCTGATCTGTTAAACAAGTTTACAAACTTTGCACCAGTTTTCTGTGCAACACCTATAGCTTTACCAATGTTATATTCAGGACCAAGTCTCTCATAGCCTTCAGTCTCCTTAAGCCACTTATAGAAATGGTACTCCCAATCTAATAGGACTCCATCGCAGTCAGTCAGTATTAATTTGTCATTTATTTCACGTAGCATACTCGCTCCCTCTTGCTAATGCTTCATCATAACGATCCATCACATCCCATGCTTCTTTAGGTAATTCATCATACTTGCAACCCATAGATTTTTGCAAGTCGGGTTTAGTTAATTTATCCTGATCTAGGAAAGGATGGAATCCATCTTTGTCTAACCATAGTCTGGCTGATCTAAGACGAACACCTTCTAATTCGTGTATTCGTGCACGCTTGCTATCTTTAACCCACATTATAAAACCCAACTCCATATAAAGAAATTGGCAACGAGTAATAGCATTACTAAAATATTATTAAATGTCATCATGACGATTTCCCCTTCTTTTTAGATGGACCCATAACAGATCTACCTTTAAAATATCCACCGCTTTGCTTTGCTAAAGTCTTGGCAGTTTCCTCCGGGGTAATAATTCTGAATTTATCTGGATTGGCATCAATAAATGCCTGTGTTGATTTAGATCTTTTCATTATGTACTCCCAAAGTATACTGGGCCTCCGCCTGTAACCATTCCAGCTCCTGGTCTACCTAAACTCAAAAGAAATGGATATTTGTAATAAATAGCAAATGTTTTTGCACCTGCTTTAGAACACCAAGCTCTTGGCCTGCGATATTCAGATGTGCTTCTACCCCTAAATAAAATTCGTCTGCCTTTTATAGGTAACAATCTAGTTACCTCTTTATATAAAGACATAGGTATTCCTTTAAAATAACTTTCTTCAGCACTAGGGCTTATATATTTTCCTAAGAGTTCTCGCTCTGCAGGACTATAAGCAGCATATATTTCTGGTATAACTTTTTTCATTTTTTCTCCATAATTAAAATCTCAATATTGTTTCACGTGACCAATCTGTAAATAACCAGACACGCTCTAAACTCAGCCTAAGTCCGACAAAGTAATCATCTAAGACAACATCTAAGACAACACCTTCTTCCCTTAAGCGTTCAACTTCACTCAATAGAACACCGCTTTGCTGCAGTATTGAGCGGACAGTTTCTCGCCTGTCTTCATCACCCGAGAATCCTATATGTAAGGTATCTCGTTCCGGATGGCCTTCAACTGTTTCAGTCCATGTTGTATCTGAACGTCCAACCAACCTATATATTAAATCTGTAACAACCATTTTAGTATCTCCCTAAAAGAACATGTAAACCTAAATTTCCTAACATAACTAGAAAAAACACAATTTCACTTTCCACTTTTTAATTCCTTTTTTATTTGATATAGGTATATTATATCATAGTTTGCGGCGCTTGTGTAACTATTTAGTGGTCCAGATGCGGCGAGTTGGTATACCAGTTTAAGGTTGACCTGGTCTAGGTTTAACGAGCGGTGTACCCCGCTATTGTCACAGAAATTGTGTGCTTATTATATGTATTCCTGTATGACTTTAACGAGTTCGCGATCCCAGTCGTCTCTATGTTCTATAAAAACTTGCGGTTCTGCATCGTCAACAGAGATAATTGTTACCAATTGTGTGATAGGAATGCCTGTTCTTTCCTCCCAGGCTATAGCATAAAAACATTCTTGCATGAAATAAGAGTGACACCATTCATGTTTCTTTGTCTTTCTACTGGTCTTATAGTCTATTATACTTAGCTTACCATCAAACTCTGCTACTAAGTCAACTCTTCCAGCCACTCCTAAGTGATCAGAATATAGTGGTAACTCTTGTCCATAGACTGTACCAATACGTGTATCTAATATATTTTTAATTCTATTGAAGTCATGTAAGATATTAGGCATAACATCTCTTGAATACTCAGGGTGATTGTTAACATACAACTCACAAAGAGCATGAACTGCTGTGCCACGTCCTGCCGCAACTCTTGATATCTTATTTGCTTCCTCATGACCTACCCGCTCTCTCCAAGCTTGAATAGCTTCTTTACTTAGATTACCAAGTAAAGTTGTTATGGAAGGATAGTCACCATTAGGTGTTTGGTATTTTCTACCGCCTTTGTTAGTGGTAGTTAAATCATTATAACCTAATGATACGGCGACCACCG